TGCTGGTTGTGCAGCTTGTCCGGCATTTTGTGTAAGCGCAGCTGTAGGAGACATACCCTGTCCACCATAAATACTATTATCTACCAACTGCGATGCGTTTGGTGACGGTATCGGTGGTGTTGCAACAGGCGGTAGTGCAGTTGGTGATGGGGGGTTTTGGTATAAGGCGCTGCTATAGTCTGGAATTGATGACGCTGTTGATACAGGAGGCGTTCCGCTGGGCATAAACGCCCCGTTAGTTATATCAGGAGCACCACCATAAGCACCCAATCCACCGGATATAGCACCGCCAAGTCCACCAGACAATGCCGCTTCACCAACATCTTTACCTTGAATAGCAGCCATACCGCCGTTAATTAGCGCACCCGAACCAGCACCAGCAAGGATACTAGCACCAGCAGTAGCAGCGGCACTACCACCCATAGCAGCGGCAAGAGCAGGAGCAGCAGCTCCAGCCGTAAAATAAGTAGCTGCGGCTGCGGCAACAACAGGTAATATTTTAGATAAAAAGCCAGCTTCAACTAAGCCAGTATCAGGGTTAATAGACAACGAGCCGCCACTAGCTTTAGCAAGCGCCTGCAATCCATGTACTTCTTTTGGAGTCATATGCACGAGCATACTATCGGACCCACGTCCTTTAGTAGATAAGTGTTTAGCGGCTGCGTGTAAACTCATATTAGACCTCTTTTAATTTCTCATATAATATCATATTAAACCGTTGTTGTACCGGATAAACCATTTGCATTAACGCCAGATAAAGCCACGCAAACAGTAGTTACACCATCAGCTGTTTTCCAAAAAGAACCATTCCACCAAATAGGTCTATCTATAGTTGTATCGTAGTAATACTGACCCACTAAAAGCTGTGTTGTTGGTCTATTCGCAGATGTTCCTGAAGCTGGAGTTAGTGTGGCAAAAGAAAAATTATCTACTTGGTTAAAATAAAGACGCAAAATATTTAATAGCTGATTTACGTATTGTTGCGCATACTGCGTCGGAGCAACAGGTAAATTTGGTGCTTTAGATGGGCGTATAGCGCTCATCTTCTGCCGTCAGGTCTAATATCAATACGAGGCGCACCTAATTGCCAAGCAACGCCAACAGTGTTTGACTCAATCCTAAACGCCAGCTGTCTACCACGAAGTCTTGTGTAAACCTGTCCTGTAAACTCTTGAATGTTATAAAAATTCTGCGTGCTACTGTATACGTTAGAACTTTGCACCACAGGGTTATCAGCCGTGCCATAAGCAGTACCAGAGTTAACTCTAGGAAGTACGGTCATCGTTACAGACGGAGCGTTAACATTAGAGCCGTTAAAATTAATGTCAGGCAAAATCCGCCATACAAACCCAAAGTTATGCCCGTCTCCAATATCAAAATCAGAAGATTGTATATAAGCATCTATTGGTAAAGTAGCAGCTGTTGCAGCATCATTTACGCCATTTTCATGATAAAGAAGTCTATGGTTATAGTCAGCCGCAATGGGGTAAGGTTGTAAGCTAGAGTCTAGCCAAGCAGTTCTAGCCATAGAACCAAAATACCAGACTTGGTCTAGGTAATTAAAAATAACATACTTATCTACAAACGTATTGTCTACAGTATCGTTACTTACGTAAAACCACCAAACCTCGTTGTATCCTTCGTTACTACCTGCAAATATTTGAAAGTTTTGATTTATGTTAACGTCTTGAAAAATGTACTGTCGAATGGTGCAAGGTAGGGTTTCTACTCGACCAGAGTACATGTAAAACTTATCACGCCCCATCCAGTAAGTTATTCCGTTAACTGTAATCATAGCGTTGGGAGACATGATAGATAAATTATCAGATATTATTTGAAAACCCCAAACGTACGGCGCACCTAAATACTGCATAGAGTACAAAGCAGTATCTGTCCAAATAAGAATTTCTTGCCGAGTTGACCTAGCCCCCATAATAAAAGACCCGTTAGATAAAACAAATTCACCTGACTGATTAGTTAATGAAGGAACCCATTGATACTCATTTGCTTGGTCAGACCAACGCACAAGTAACGGGTTAAATGTTGAATTAGGTGTTCCCGAAATATACGGGTTTGCCCCCATACAAATAACAAACTGTTGAATAGGAGCAGTTAAAACTTGAAATATAGTATTAGGCACATAATCACCACTATACCCGGCATTAGTAGCCAAAGTATCTAACGATTGTGCTCGTACAGTTACGCCAGTAGCAGCCAGCCAATAATAAAGAGCACCTTGACGAGGGGCAATAAATAAATTTTGCCCATAATTATCATTAGACCAAAGGCGTAATTGAGAAGATAAAGTAGCAGTGTAGCCAGAACCCCAAGTATCTCTTCCCCATGCTCCGGCACCCCAACCAATACCAAAAGTAGCCGCATCTGCACCAATAGGAACTTGGTAAGCAACAACAATAGTCCCGCCGCTAGCGCTTACTTGAGAAGTAGCAAAAGTAGCCGCAGTAATTGTATAGCTAGTAGTTGTAGGAACCCCAGTAACAACATACTCGCCTGATAAGGTAATTCCGCCAAAAGGTGTGCCGCCAGTAATAGTTAAATAGTCTCCAAGATTTGGAGAATATGTTATATCGGTTATGGTTACAGTATATGCGCCTACGTTAGCGCCTGTATTATGAATAGCTGCAGTTGTCCCGTTTACGCCCCGAATTAACCCGTTTAAGGTATTAGAACTTACGCTTGCGTACGATATGTCTTCAGAATCAATCCGTATAATACCGCCCGTTGTGGGAAAACTTGCCGCAGACGTAAGCACCAAAGATGTAGCAGTAGCCGTTATGCCGCCGTTAAGTGTAGAAAAAGCAGTAGAACATTTATTAATTAAAGTGCTAGTTGCAATAATAGGAGTTACATCATAAAAATCAGTACCTTTTTCAATATAATATTTAAGATTAGTCCCAATACCTAAATAGTTATTACCGTCTAAAGCAACCCAACTCCATAAAGAACGGGCTGTGCCTAAGTATTGATTTGCTGATTGCTGTGTCCAGCCGCCTATCTTTTCAGGAAAGCCTGAACGGAAACGAATTTTATTGCAGTCATACCAACCACCCTCATTAGAGTAGTTAGTTCCCTCTCGGTTAATTCCGGGTTTAAACTGTAGTTTTTGCAGTGGCATACAACCGAGTTCCCTGTTTGTCAATAATCAATGCTTGTTTGCGGGGTGCGTTATGAATAGAGTTAGGGATGCTTATGTGAGTCCATCTGTCAAACTCACGGATAATCTGGTCATAGGGTAAACCCGAAGCTATTACAGCTTGCACAACTTCATCCGGAGTTACGCCCGGAACTCTTATGTCGGCAGCACAACCAATCCGATGCTGACTAGAATCTTTAGAACCAACAGCATCATTAACCAGTTTAGAGCGGAAAGCACTATTAACCATAATGGGCTTGTTTCCCAAAAGTGTTTTAACTTGTTCAAGAAACTCTGCAAGACGGGTGAGGTTTTTAAGTTCATCATCATTTGGTGTGTTATCTAATGTACGGTGGTCAGTATGTGTTAATTCTTCATAAGTAAAGTGAGCAGTTAAGTTCATTTCTTACCCTTCATATCCATGATTTTCTCAAGGGTTCTACCACCAAAGTAGAATGACATAATTAACATACCCCACTGCCCAAGCAACTCAACATAGTTATTGTTTACTTCAACGTCCCATGCGGACATCATACCAAACGTAGTGTAAGTTACCAAGATAAATACTAGCGTCATTGGGCGAATGTTCTTAGATAGCCAAGAGTCTGACATCATGTCGGCAGATTGTCGCTTGGTGAGTTCTTGAGCCTCTATGTTATCAGCGTTTAATTCAGCTAATTTGCCTTCTTGTTGCATTTGTAAGAGTTCTTGCTGAGCCTTAGCTTTAGCCTCAGGGTCAGGTATAAACTTATCCAAAACCTTCATGCCAACATCAAACAAAGCTGTTAATGGAAACATTATTTATCCTTCCTAAAATGTAACAATGCTAAGTCAAAAATAATAATTGATGCGCCAATATCCTTAGTTATCCACAGAGGAAACAAGTTATCTACAGGATACGCACCGTATTCAAAGTAATGTAGTGACCGCATGACTTGCACCATTAAACCTGTTGTCATGACAAAGATACCAACCTTTGACAACATACGCATATCTGTAAAGAATCCTGAAAACGCTAAGAATGCTACTATAAATACTGCTATCAGTTCCATTACCAAGATAGACATGAGCCAATGAGTTAATGTCATTTCTTTGCTCTTTTATGCTTAATCTCGTCTGCCACTTCTGAAATGTCCATGTGTTCACGCTTAACCATGTAATTAGATACCCAATTAATGACAGCTATACTACATAGACCAAGCACCCATGCTAATCCAATTAACACATCTAACTTTTCAGGATTAATACCTAGTTTTTCAGCAGCTAG